ACTACGGCGTCTGGATCAACGTCAACAACACCGACAGCGCCAGTGCCAGAGACTCCGGTGACTGCGAACGATGTACCAGATCCTTCAACAACAGTGACTGAGCCAACAGTGCCTGTTGCGGAAACACCTGTGACTACAGCATCTGGATCAACATCAACAGTGCCAACGGCACCCGTTCCTGCCACACCTGTAACAGAAACATCAACCCCAGATCCCTCAACAACGGCTACTGAACCTACCGCACCAGTGCTTGTAACACCTGCGGGCAGTACAGTTATACCTAGATCGACATTTACAGTGCCAATAGCACCTGTAGCAGATACCCCCGTGATAGAGACATCAACTCCAGTGCCTTCAACAACAGAAACTGAGCCAGCAGAGCCTGTACCGGCAACGCCTGTTACAGAGACATTCGCATCAGCGCCAACAGTAACTGTACCGACAGCACCTGTGGCAGATACGCCTGTAACAGATACGGCAACGCCAGCCCCCTCAACAACTGTGACGGAGCCAATTGCACCCGTTCCTGCGGTGCCTGTGACTTCGACAGGTAGGGGAGATCCCCACGCGCCTTCGCCCCAACCACCACGGCCCCAGCCGTTGATGTTAGCCATGTACTATCCGCTATGCGATACGGATAATCGCGTTAGACGCATCCGCTGTTGGGAACTGAATCGTAAAGTCACCTGAACTAGATGTCTTATCGCCACCAAAATCTAACGCACATACAGCAGGGTCGCCTGACGCGCTGTCATTAAAAATAAGTGCGCCTCTTGCTGTAATACTGCTTGAGCTAAACGTAAGGTCAGCGAAGTCCGTAAAAGCGGTAGTGCTAGACGTTGTTGGGTTTACATTTGTCAGAGAAGCGCCTTTAGCGGTGTATCCTGTTCCAGATATTTCGTTAGATGTCGTGTATGCGGTAGTACCTGCGCCTAAAGAAGCACTGCTTGTATAAAGCGCCAAGTTAAAGGTGTTGCCACCACTAGCCAGAAAATTGTGCTTGGCTTCCATAAGCTCTTGCTTAAAAGACGTACACATTGCAGTCGTAATAGCCATTATAGACTCCTAATTATGTCTGCCATGTCTTTATGGCCTTGACGTTCAAATTCAGCAATCAAAGTGGTTCTATCACTTTTAATTGCTTCTTGTATGCAGTGTAGTGCCGTAGCCCTAACCGCCTCCTTAAATGCTTGCGCTTGCTGCGCTATTGCAGGGTGGCAACTGCTACCTACGCTTACAATACGGTCTGCCGCAGATTGCGCCCAGAACGCAGGATCGTGTCCACGATCCGTCGTGGTGGTGACGATTACATTCCCTATTTCCATTTTTGGCGCTTCAATCAGCATGTTTTATGTCACCGAAAATTATGTCTTCTTGGAATGCCGTCATCTAGCAGACCTTACTTCACCAGAACGATAGCTGTCAGTTGTGCTGTAACCCTCGCCCAAAGCCCTAAGATCAGTCAAAGCTGAGTCGTATCTGGCTTGATAAAGCTGCATCAGATCAGGCTCACCCTTCAAGAAAGTGTATGCCTCAACAAGGCTTCCGTACAAAATTGCATTCTCTGCGTTATCGCCCAGCCAACTCGTCCCATCAGAAGAAACTGTAATTGATTGAGGCCTGTAAAAATAATGCAGTTCTACCGTTAAATTTCCACTTGGGGTTGGCCCGATGATAAAAGAGGTGTCATCAAAGAGAGCGTAATACTTAGGTATCCCCGTGCTAGATGCAACTGGATACGCTTGGCGTATGAAATTTACATCCTTAAAAATCAGGTACTCGTAGCCACTATTGTCCACAGCCAAAGAGTAAGGGGACAAAAAATCACTAGGCGTTCCTAAGTACGCATTTGACTGAGTCAAAGTGCCTGTAACGTTCTTCCTAAAATTAGGTAGCTGAACAGATTTAAGAATCCGCTCCTCTGCTTGCGTAATTATTGTCGGAAGATTTGCAACAAGCGTTGTTTCGTTTGTCTCAAGGTAATCTTGTATCGCCGTCTTTAGGGTTGTAAATGTCCACGCCATTAGCTTGTCACCACTGTAACGATACCCACATGACCCGAACAACCTAAACCAACTTGCCCCACTGGATCAAACGAAGACAGTATTCGGCTCTCATCTAACCCCCTGTCCGGTCTTGGATTCCTTAGTGCTCTAGGGTCATCAACCCTCAACCTGCCTAACTGCAACTGAGGCTGATCTGGATCAACAACATCTTTGCCTACCAAAAAACCTGTAGGTCGCTGGTTCACAATCTCAGGCACCAAGTCCTTGAGCGGATACCTAAACCCAGTCATGTCGCAGTAACCGAAAGCGTATTTACCTCTAGTGTATGAACTCAAAACGAATATCCTCCAGGAGAGACATATAGTGACGCTTTGTTACGATCCGAGTCTGAAGCAAGCGTCCATTGCTCTTCGTAGTCAGCCTTTAAGGCTTGCGCTCTAGCGCCCGCTGACGGGTACTTCAAGCTTAACTGATACGCCAATCCACTAACCAAGCAAGGCAAGAATCGAGCAGGAACATCTATGTTGTTTGCCGCCGAGTTACCAGCATCTTCAACACGCTCCATGTAGTAGTAACCAAACTGATAGGTCTCTTGATCATCAGGTGTGGGCCACACATTGATTGTTATCGAATCAACATTCCGCTCAACGTAGTACTGCAACGGCTTGCTTTGCGTAAGCTTGTTTGAAAGATTCGAGTACTGGCTTACAGAGATTCGAGTCATCGACTGATCAAACTGCTGATTAACCTCTCCCGCATTCGTCCTGACAAAAGCTTCAATTATGTCCAGAACCTTGCCGTCTAGGGTGTACTGATTTGTGCCAGCGGTAAGTGCTTGTGTAGCGAAATCTACAGACCAAAGGTTCAGCCCTCTGTTCTGCCACTCCAGCATCATTAGATTGAGGCTGCGCCTAGCGGTTTTATAGTCATACCCACTACGAAGCTCTAAGCCTGCTCGCTCAAAAGCCTCTTCCATTGAATCAGCAAGATCTAGGTTGAATGAGAATGTGCCGCTAGTAGCCATCTAAATAATTCTTCCACGGGTCTTGCCCTTGATAGCCATACCATCAATCGGCTTTGTGCGCGTCTTGCCTCCGGCTCTCATCTTGGTTGAACCAGACATGATCTTTTCCATACGATCAGCTTCGGCGGCCTCAGAAGCCAATCGGTCTTCTTCTTTACGCGCCTTTTTCTTTTTACGCTTTTCAGTCAAATAAGCAGGAAGAACGCCCGCGTACTCCATAATCCCTTCGCCTTTCACTAGCGATGCGATTGGCGAAACGTCTGAAAGTTTTAACCCCATTACGGCCTCCTAGCCTTTAGCTTCTTTTTAGGAACACGCTTCTTCTTTGCTGGCGCATTCTTAATCTGCTTGCCTTCTTGTGCTCGACTAATTGCCATCAGTCTCTGCCAAACTTTTGTTTTTGTGACTTGGGTGGACTTTTAGTGCTTCCACCTTTGCCAGACCAAAACACCTTGTTAGCCCAGTATGCGGCTGATGTCTTGCCCTTTTTAATATTTTTGCCATGACGGGCTTTGAAGCTTTTACGCGCTTCTGCTGAATAATTATGCCCCATCTTTTGATCACCAAACCGAATGATCTTCATCTTTTCGCCATCCCTAACAGCAACAACCGCCTTCTTAGACGGATGCTTGGGTGTGCGCTTTGGCTTGTTCAGCCCACTAAGACCGACTTTTTTTAGCCGGTTCTTCTCTGCATCGGTCAAACTCATTTACGATGCCTCGCTGTCTTTTTGGCTATCTTGTTGGGCTGCTTTGAGTGCTGCTTTCCCTTCTTGGTGTCTTCTCGTTTCTTCTTGGAAGTGGCAGCGTACTCCTTGTCTGATAGAGCCTTTCGAGCCTTCTTCGGGAGATACCTTTCACCTGTCGCCTTTTTACCTTGAGTTGATGGTTTACCAGACTTGGTGCCCCATTCTTGCTTAGTCCACTTCTTTAACGATTTCTGAGATTTCTTCAGGGCCATTAGTCTCTATAACCCCCACCAGATTCTTTGTAACGTTTAGCCAGCATCTGCGCTTTACGCGCAGACCACTGACCAGGCTTACCGCCTTTACCACTAGCCTTGATCTGATTGAACAGCCTCTTGCGTAAAGCTGGCTTCGTATAGTTGCCAGCTTCGTTAACTCGAGACTTACTCTTCTTTTTCTCGGCCATCTTAGAAGTGCTTCCGAACCTGCATAACTATGTTGTATACATCACCGCTAGAGTGACCAACAGTCGTAAACTGTATGTCACCCGTGACACCAGACCCAGCGTTGTTGGGTATACCAGTGAAGTCAGTGAAGTCTAGCGTATCAGACCAATCAGCATTTAGCTGCCAAGCCAGAACGTCTGTCGTTGCATCAAATAAAATCTTCACACCCATCCCGATGGTTGAGTAGTAAATCTTTTGTATCGAAACTTTCGTACAGGCCGCTCCAGTCATAGGGTCATCAGCCAATGCAGAAACATCAATCTTAGTAACAGCAGATTCGCCTGATCCATCGCTCACATTAGTGAAGCGGAAGATAGCTGTGTTGCCATCATCCTGTATGGTTTGTGTAGCTACAGCATCAGCCATGACCGCCTCCTATTATTGATCAGCAAACGCAGGTGCAGTTGCACCAGTGACCGTGCCAAAGATCTGATAATTGGTGGTGTTCAAACCAACAATCGTTACATCAAATCCAGCAGGGACATTTAACTGAATGCTGCTATTTGAGTTTCCGTCAGAAAACACTGCGCTAATTTCATTGTCAGTGTCTAAGAACGTAACACCGCCAATATAAAAGTTAGTGTTTCCTGGGGTGACGATTATTGCGTCAGTCGCATCAGCAGCGCCGCCAGCGTAAACAAAACGGAACACAGAACCAGCGATTGGCGCAGGTA